GATAAAAGTTTTGCAAAACGTTTCCTTCATCATCCTCGATTTGAATAACGCAACTGTCTCTTTTCGGAAGTGCTCCAACTTTAAAATGCACCATCACTCACCTTCTTTCTTGCTTACGATGCGGATGCCGTTGGGGTATTTATCCATGAAATCTCGATAGCTCCCATCGTGCTTCGCATACAGATCAAGAAATTCTAACAGCGTCACCACCTCTGGCTGTCTGGAAGCGGCGGCGATGAGGGTTTCCAGTTCATCGTAGCGTATTGTCAGACAGTAGCTGGCAGCAGGGTGCTTTTCAATTAATGCCTTCCTCTGTTTTATTTCTTCTCCGTACCACCACGCAATTGAGTTTAATTCCCTCACATCCCCCGCCTGAACTGAAGCGGCGGTAAGGTCGGATCTTTTATTCCAACGAGATACGGCTTTCCAATCGTCGCTTGATAGAAATACTTTTCTACCAATGCAGTCACACGTCACATACCACCAGCAATCCGCTGCATTTGGCCCTACTAAAGCAGGATTACCTCCGCAAAACGGACACGGCTTCAACTCCGGCATCCCTGTACTATTGTCTTTCATGCCCCTACTCCGAATTGTCCGTTGTCGATAGCGTCCTGCTCGGCGGTGTCTTCCTTCGTCCCGCGATATTCTTCGAGGGCTTCTCTTGCGTGTCTAGCTTGTGTAAATTCGTTTCCGGATTCGCTGACTTTCTCCAAAGCTTTAATTAACCCCGCCGGATCGCGTTCCTGCAAGCATTGGCGGATGGTTAATCGTTCCATAGCTGGAATAAACTGTCCGGATGTCTCATATTTATCCAGAGCTTTTTCTGCCCTGCGTCTTTCGTCTGGCGTGGTCATTTTACCCCCATTTTAATCCGTTTGGAAATTGAAGAGACAGCCTATGCGCCATGGCTTCAGCTATCGGTGATTTAGTATCTTCTGGCATAATTGTATCTCGCATTAATCCACGGATAAGCGATTGCAATTCTGCTGTAGTTACGACACTCGGCTCTGGAACATACGGTATTTCTTCATCACAATCCTCGTTGTCAAAATCGCCATCATAGTCATGATAGCCTTCCTCTAAAAGCTCCATACTGTCTTCTGCTTGCTCGCGGATATGGTCTTTTAACTCACGGCAGTACGTGAGTAGAGAGCAGACGTTTTTGTGTAGATTTTTCAAAATAGCGCAGTCTTCTACATCTATGGTAATGCCCTCATACCAACCTTCAATTTCATTCAGGCCTGAAATTAGGGAGCCTTTGAGAGTCGTGGTCATTTGCTCACCTCTTCCGAGCAGGTAAACATCCCAGCCTTATTCCAAATGTAGATAGTACCAAGGGCTACGTTTAGAAATATAAAAGCTGGCAAAACAAGTGTCATAATAATCTGCTTCATCTTTTCTCTCCTGCATCGGCATCTTTGGCGAAGATGACTTGACACAAGTCATTTTCCATTTTGTTGACAAACAAATTGACTGCCAGTTTAAAAGCATCGCCCTGGAACTGCTGACAATCCCGTAGATCGTTTATGGCCTGCCCGAAATAATCGACAAGCCTGTCATATTTCTCTTTACTGGTCATCATCATCATCTTCTCTCTCCTTAAAGTGGTGGGCAGTGCAGATTATGCCGAGGTGCCTCCGTCACGAGTAACACCGCACTCTGGCGTGTACTGCGCGTACACTCGACCGCCCATATCCTCAATCAATCTTCATTAGCCATAGCCATAGCCATAGCCAGAGCCAGAGCCATAGCCAGAGCCAGAGCCAGAGCCAGAGCCAGAGCCATCGCCAGAGCCAGAGCCATAGCCATAGCCATAGCCAGAGCCATAGCCATAGCCAGAGCCAGAGCCATAGCCATAGCCATCGCCAGAGCCAGAGCCAGAGCCAGAGCCAGAGCCAGAGCCAGAGCCAGAGCCATCGCCAGAGCCAGAGCCAGAGCTTTGATGTCCGTGATGTTTATTTTTCATCTTCAACAAATTTCTCAAAGGTCTTCTCCGCTGCTTTTGATGTTGGAATAAACTCGATGCAATTTGTGAGGAATACTTCTGGCGTTCTGTTTAAACGACCTTTAACAATCCCGTTTTCTGCAACGGAAGATAATGACAAACCTCCCCCTTCCCATTTCCAAAGCCTAAGCGCATCTTTTAAATGGCATTCTGTTTCAGACGCAGCAACAAGCGTTCCAATGTGAACCCCCGCTGAATACGTCCGCACAAGTACGCGCTTTCCGATAAATGGATTCGGCAAAGTAGTTGAAGTTTGCTGTCCTCCAAACATAGCCGACAGTTGCTTAGCTTCTCCGATAGTCAGTTGGTCGATATTCATTTTTCTCTCCTTTTTATTAATCAATCTTCATGTCTTCCACAACCTTCGCCGCGCTGTCAATCTGCTGGTAATAGGCATATGTCCTGCCAGCAGAAAACGCCACGAAGGCAACCAATAGAACAAGTACCAAGTTCAATCCAATGGCATGACGTAAACCGCGTGTGTAGCTTTTGGCAACCATAAATTGGACTGCATCCATAGAAATTACGCTCATCTCAAACCCCTTTTATAATTCGGCACAAACATTCTGATATATGCCAGAGCGCATTGTCTGGCGGCTTCCTTTATTTCCTGCTGGCGTTTCCATGCGTGGAACTCGGCCCAGTTGAATGGATACTGTTTCATACAAAATTCCCCTGTCTTGTTTCCCATCTCATGTGCGTATCATAGTCATCATCACCTGATTGCTCGGCTGCGACAACGTATTTGTTTCTAGCCAACTCGATCAGCTCGTCTTGTACCTCTGGGATGATATAGGAATAAACCCAGAAGACCGATCCAGCTTTATAGTCGAAATAATCTTCAGCCGCCGCGATTGCATCTGCCTCGGACTTGTATCCGTCATCGTCTGCCAGTCCGTCTTGTCTTGTTGTAAACCCGTATTTTACTGCTGTTGTCATTGTAACCTCCCTTGTTGGTATAGAGATACTGAAACAAAACAAAACAGATTGCAAGAACTATTTTACTGATCTTGCCATTTTTATCAGTATTTCCTTAAAATCCCCAGGTGTTGCGTTTCTTGCACTGCTATCAACACCGCCACCCTTGAAGGCTATCTCTCCCATTCTCTTGCATCTTTCAATTCCGTATTTCTTAATCGCATATTCCGGATAAACTGGCTCACTTCTTCCCCAATAAAGCTCCGGCAATTCGCACCCAACCGCATAAAGAAGGGTAGGCTTCCTCATCCAATGCCCGTATCTTCCCTGTTCCACGCAGCAAGTCCAGCCGTATTCGTCTGCCTTAATCCATCCACCGTTCCTGTGTGGCTTGCTCAATCCGAAATGTGGCCACGCATGACTTCCATAGGGATGCTCGAGAACGCCACCGTATAATCTTACAGCCTTCAAGGCAGCTTCAAAACACCCGTTATCATCACCCTTTTTCTTTCTTATTCCGGTTCTTGCAACATATGACGGGCTACCCATCCACATTTTTCCCCATCGCTGGCATGGCGGGTGGGCTATTACTGGATAAGGCCCCTGATAAAGACGAGCGTCACGTTCTTCATCCCACGGGTCAACTCCCGGAAGATTGAAATAGCAACCATCCGTTTCTACATATAGAGCCGCTATCACTTAACCCTCGTCACAAAAATCTTTTCTCCATCCCTGCGGGTGCTGAAAGTCCAGCCGTACCGCTTGCCAGTCTGGTGCGCGGATAGCCTGACCTTATCCCATAATTCAAGCGGGAAAGACTTTACGGCTTTGGGTTTCATGGATGATAGTTGATATTTACTTGGCATTGTCTTTTTCTTCTTTCTCCGGAGCATATTTCTTAAAAAACTCTTCAAGATGGCTTTGTGCTTCTTTTAGCGCCTCTTGAAACCTCATTAGGTCTTCTTTGCTGATAAAATCAGTAGAGCATCCACGCATTTTAATGCCTCCATTCCGGCACGACAAAACCACTCTCTAGCAAGTCTTCACATATGGAGTTTATATCCTCATCTGATATTAAGAGCATCATAGCGTCTGCAAATACATTCCTATCTTCGTCAGACTTCATTCGGTCATAGGCATAGTGCAACCCCCCCGATCTGGTTAACCTGTTCCGGTGTAAGTGTTATGTCTTTTTTCATCTTTCACCCTAACTTCCTACAATAATCACACAATCTCAAAAACCTACCGTCTGCCCAGAATAACTTGTAACAATTTGAACAGGTGCGCTCCACCCATTCCTTCTTTGGCTTTTCAGTTGGTATATACGGCGGGTTCTTCGATTTATTCTTGTACGTTTTCTTTGTCACTGTAGCCACCTTAACAAAACAAAACAGATTATGCAAGGGTTATTTGTTGAACCCGTAAAGGGCGATTAACGCCGCTTCTGCCCGGTTGTGGTCTTTCTTTTTATCCCAGTTATGCGTCCATTGTGGCAGGAGTTGGCTCGCCCGTTGCCTTGATACGTCCTTGTCTGCGGGGCAGGACATTTCTTTTTTCCACTCTGCTGGACGGACAAGAGTATATGGTAGCCCAAGCGCAACACATAAAGCGATAAGCGCACCCTCGCTCTTTCCCATCGAGTAAGCGGCTTTACCGCTGACTTTTGGCATGGCGACCGTCTTTTCGAGCCAGACGTAATCCGGCCCTGCTTCTTGGAAGATTTTGTAGAGCGCGTGGATGTCGAGGTCATTTCCTTTTTCCTTTTTAAAAATGGGCATATCCCAAATGAGTAATTCCGTACCGTCGTAGTAAGCAAGTGCACCGGACATGCCGGGGTCGATGCCGAGGATTTTCATTTCTTCACCGTGAAAAACTCCACAAGAATCATATTCAAAGCACGCGACATTGGCACAGCGTACTTCTTCGCATATGCCATGACCCGCTTTTTGTTAATTGGCGACACGTAACCAGTGACGCGCCTTTCCAGCCTGAATTGTTTGTCATTAACGACCATAAATAGCCCTCCTGTTTTCTTCTGAACCGTTCCAATAAAAACTATCTGGATCAAAATGCACGATGTCGCGCAAGAACTCTTTTGACCCAGCAGACAAGAACCTTTCCTGTCTATTTAGTATTTCTTTGACTTCGCCAAGCGTGCCTTTGACATCGAGGCACTCGTGCCAGACGCATTTCTTCGGCGTGACGTAAAGGAACTTGACCGCGCTGTTGCCGCTGGCTTGACGGTAAATCGCCGCTTGGCGGTTGTGCGCTGCTGACATCTCGGATGGTGCTTTCAGTGTCGTCTTTAAATCTACGACAAGGCCATGCTTCGGGAATGGTAAATCTGTATAGCCAATGATAGGTAATTCCCACCCGTCCCCCTTACACAGCAATTCAATTTTATCTTGTTTGTCCGGCGTGGAAAATTCAGGCTCTCCGAATTCTTTCAAGGCTTCCAGCGCAATGGCAATGGAAGGCTCGATTGCCTCCGCTTCTTTTATTACCTTCTCTGATATGGAGAACATTGTTTCTTTTTGAAAACGTGCTTGTGCGGCCTCAACTGCCGCTTCGTGCATCCATCCACGTGCAATGACGTTTACAACCGCCTCTTCTATTACAATCCCGCGCAAGGCTGACGCGCTCATAGCTCCGCGCAGGCCAAACAATTTCTCGCAAACCCATACATCCGGTGCTGCAGCGAAGGTGTTTATGGATGATGGGGAAGAGTGTAAAATTCCATGTTTCTGAAAACCATTCATTTTATTTTTAAATTCCTGTTGACGCGTTTCAATCTTAGTCGTAGGTTAACTGTGTTGACTCACTGTGTCAATATCTAAAACGCAATAATGCACAACGCTTAAAAGGAGAACAAACAATGGCACTCAATATCGTATCATCCGCACAAGACTTCATTCCCTTCGTCAAATACAACGCCAAGGCCGACAAGTGGTTTAAGCGCGAAGACGGGGAAGATGTCGAAATCGCACGCCCTACATTCGTAGCCGATCTGAAGAACATTCAGACAGGCTGGTATCTCTACGCGGAAGGCCAAGCACCGTCAATCGTGCTTGATCCAGACCTCATTACCAAAGCTGCAAAACCAAGCGACAAGCACAAGCGCGGTTTTGAAATGAACGTCTTTAGCCAAAACGCTTTCGGTGGCGTGGTAAAATTCGGCAGCGCGTCAATGCACGTTTGCAACGCGATTGCAGAACTCTACAATGAATACGAAATCAGCGCAGAGGGCAAGGCTGGCAAGTTGCCAGTGGTCGAATGTTCTGGTTCCGTAGCTCAAAAAGACAAATTCGGCACGAACTACAAACCTACCTTCAAGATCTTGAAGTACGTAGACCGCCCAGCCGAACTAGACACCCCCGTAGCGGCAACCCCCGCCCAAGCACCCGCCGCTGCACCCGTCAAGAAGGTTGTTAACGAATTTTAATATTCATTAACACTGCTTGACACAACGGGCGGTGACTTTGCAAGGTTGCCGCCCGTATTTTTTCGAACAGGGGTTTAGGGTTATGTCAGAGAAAAGATATTTTAATTCAAAAGACGCGCAATTATTAATCAATAATTACGGGTTTTCTATATTTCCGGTGCATGGCATTATAGACGGCAAATGCACTTGCGGTGACAAGGATTGCACCAATCAGGGGAAACACCCCGCGCTAGGCAAGGGCGGGTTGCACCAAGCAAGCGATGACATTGAGAAGGTAAAAGAGCTTTGGGATGGGCGCAAGGGCCTGAACGTGGGTATCGCAACTGGCCTACCAAGCGGGGTCTTTGTTGTCGATATTGACGGGCCAGAGGGTGAGGCCGCAATTGCCTCCCTTGGACCATTGCCAGAAACCCTGACTGCCAGAACTGGCAAGGGCAGGCACTTGTTCTTCAAACACCCCGGCACGCCCATTAAAACCCGCCGCGGTGTGATTGGTAATAAAGTTGATGTCAGAGGAGACGGAGGCTATGTAGTCGGCCCCGGCTCGCACCATATCAGCGGGAATGTTTATAGCTGGGTCGATCAGATGGTTGAAATCGCGGAAGCGCCACAAGTGCTGCTTGACGCGGTTATGAAAGAGGCGCAACCAACCGTTAAAAAACTTGATTTAATCGAATACAGCCCAACCGTAAAACGCCTAAATGGCTGGTCGCAAGAAGACGCGGCAGAATTACTTTCTTACATTAACCCTGACATTGGTTATGACGAATGGGTACAAATCGGCATGGCAATCCAGTCCGAAGGCCTGCCCTTTAGCCTTTGGGATGAATGGTCGTCTCGCGGCTCTAAATACAACGCACACGAAATGGCGGGCAAGTGGAAATCCTTCACGGCTGGCAAGGGCCGCAGCTTCGGCACAGTCGTTAAAATGGCGCAAGATGCAGGCTGGCGCAGGAAGGTTGAATTTAAGCCAATACAGGCCCGTGCAGAGCCGCAAGCAACAGAGGCGGCAAATGACACTGGCGAGATAATAACCGAGCTAAAAGATGGCCTAATCCCCTACACGTGGGCCTATGACATTACGCCGCGCATTGATGCCAATGATTTTGTCGAGGGGCTGCTCGGACAAGGTCAATTCAGCGTGGTTTATGGTGAATCGAATTGCGGCAAGACATTCTATATGACGGACATCGCCTTTCATGTCGCCATGGGCAAGAAATGGCGCGACAGGCGCGTGGATCAGGGAGGCGTGGTTTACGTGGCCTTAGAGGGCAGCTATGGCCTAAGCAACAGGATTGCCGCCTTCATGCAAGAGTACAAAGAAGAAAGCCGCGGGATGCCATTTGCGGTCATTACCACGCAAATTAACTTCCTTGACCCAGATAGGAACCTTGGGAACTTTATTGAAACCGTCAAGCACATTGCAGCCGAGGTCGGGAATGTCCGGCTTGTCGTGGTTGATACGCTGGCAAGGGCGATTAGTGGCGGGGATGAGAATAGCGGTCAGGACATGGGCCTGCTCGTCCACCATGCAGACCAAATAAGGGCCGCTACAGGGGCGCACGTTTGTTTCGTACACCACAGCGGCAAGAACAAGGCCCTCGGAGCAAGGGGTCATAGCAGCCTCCGCGCCGCCGTGGATACCGAGCTGGAAGTAAGCCGTGACGAGGGGGCTGATTTTAGCACCGTCAAGGTCGTCAAACAGCGTGACATGGAAATTGGCGAGGATATGTATTTCGGCCTCAAGCAAGTCACCGTAGGGGTCAACAGGTACAATGAAGAGGTTAAAAGTTGCGTGGTGACGGTTATAGAAGAACCCACACAATCTACATCCAAAGACGCACGCCTAACGGATATGCAGCAGTTTGTTTATGATTGTATCCTAAACGCTCTGGTTGTGTCTGGTACAGACAGGAGTATCCCTGACATGGGCCGAGTCAAATGCATTACCTATGAAATGCTAAGGGCAGAAATGGAGCGCATGGGGTTCAAGGAAATGGTTGACGAAAGTAAGGCCAAGAATATCACGACGAATACCCGCATTTCCTTGCGTAGCAAAGGCAAAATCGGATTTAATTCTGGTTGGATTTGGGCGATTTCAAAAGACTAAAATTGAGGATTTAATGCTTAAGATTTACTTTACACAAGCGGGATTTAAGAAGTGGACAACCCGCATGATTGAGGATTTATTTTTGGTCAAACTGCTCGTCAGTTTGCCAATAAATCAATCCGAAGTCAAGCTGAAAAAATCTAGTATTATTGGAATTGGATTAAATCCAAATAAATCTTTTTATGCAAACAACACGGAGTGCAAGATATGGAACTAAAAGAAAGAGCCACCGCGCACATCGCTAGGCTTGATATGGTCGTCAAGGCAGCGGAAATAAAATGGGGCGTTCCGCTCTTATTAGAGACACTCGTGGATGCAAATTTAGCAGCCAAGTTCGGACGGCAATGGGATGCGCTTTCAGATGCAATCATGGGTAGCAGACATGAAGAGGTGATAGAGTTGGCTGACGGGGCAATACGCGGTGTTTGGGCCATGGAGAAAGCCGCACTTGCTGCTGGGCAAGTTCCTGCCGCACTTGCGCCAATCGGGGTTGCTGTTCCAGTCAAGGAAGTTGCACATGTTGAAAACAAAATTAACGTACCGCCGAATGAGTTTTGGAAAAACGGAGGGGATACCATACCTTTTTGAGTGTGTAACAAAATTACCAAACAAAGACAGAATATTACTTCGATTTCTTTTGCAAAAATCAAACACTGTGTTATTCTGAGGATAGGAACAAAGGAGATAGAAATGACACAAAAACATACCCCGCTGCCTTGGATTTTAAACAAAGACACGAACGATATTGTTGATACATCATCTCGCATGATTGCCAGAGGTTACGAAATACACGGGCATGACGTTGTTGATGAAGCTTATTCAAGCCGCAAGGTTCTAAAAGCTCAAGACGATGGTGGAACAGCAAACGCCGCCTTCATCGTTCGCGCTTGTAATAATCATTATTCTGCTAAGGCACTTATCGAACGCCTCTTGAAAGAATACCAAAAACGCATCACCGATGATGAACTTGATACCCACCTTGTTAATTCGGCTTATGCGTGGATCGCCAAGGCAGAAGGCGGTGCAGCATGACTGCAAGACTTTTCGTTCCATCCACAGATGGATCCAACTATCAGGCAAGGGCAGTTAAGTCATATCTTGAGGGCTATTGTGGGCTTGAGGCGTCTTACATTGACGAATACAGGGCCGATCCAAGGATAGCAAGATGGGAAAACTGTAGAGAGCAGGGGTATGTGATAAGCATGAGATCTTCCGACAGTAGAAAGCAGGTTAACATAGCTTTTTTTCAGCATAGAAACTCAGATGACATTTGCGCGATTAAGTGGGAGCAGCTAACCCTAAACTCACCGAATATCGATATCGCGAAGTTTGATGGACAGTGCTACTCTGATAAGTATGATGTTACTCATAGAGTAGGCTATGGTCAGGCCCAGCCGATGGCTTCATGGATTTATTACTCTCTTGAGAAATGGTGGAATGAAACAAAATGACACTCGAAGATTACAAAAACATGGGTATGCCCCAAATATACCTAGAAGAGATGGAAAGATTGTTTCAGCCAAAGCCAGAGTTAAACCCATGGCCTATAAAGGTGGAAGATGAAATACAGCGAGATTAACTGGCCTGAATTCCATGCGTGGAAGCGTGAGTTTGACTTGGGGATTGAGGATCCAAGGCCTGTTTTATTCGTCTCTACCGGAAAGTGGGAAAGACCCACATTAAATGTGGAATATGTCGCAATAGGTGCAGGCCGTGGATAAAAAATCAAATCGCGGCGGCATTCGCGCAGGCCAAGGCCGGAAAAAGCTCCCGTATCTCATGAAGTCCATGCGGGTTCCGGTTCCGTTGATTCCGGTTATCCTTGAGATGATCAGGAAGTTTAGAGTGAAGGTGAGATCGGAAGTAAAGAAATAAGTTATGGGCGGTCGGCGTGGACGCGATGCCACGGCCTTGCTTGAAACACAGCAGCAACCTACGAGATAGCAGGAAGGTAACCAATCCTTCACCGCCCACCCAATTAGGAGAGATGAGATGACAGCAAAACAAATCCTATCCCTTATAGAGTCCGTTGACCCGAGCGATACGGCGAAGCTGGATGAAATTGATCTAAGGGTATGGCATATGATAAAAAGGTCTGATCCGAAAACGATAGTAATAGTGCGACTGGATGTAGCTTTGAAATCACTTGGTACTTCAGATGCCGTAAGAACCCCGCATTACACACGTTCCCGAGACGCGCTGAAGGCTATAAGGCCGAAGGGGGCAAGATCGGCATCGGATTTCAGCGTATCTAAAGAAGAATACCCAAACTACAAAGGGGTGTTTAGGATTTTAACCGGACTTGGCGCGGATTATAAATGCTTCAACGGCCATGCGATAACCGAAGAACTGGCCGAGCTACACGCCATCATTCAGGCCATCGAATTTGAAAGAACACCCATGAAAACCGGAGGGGATGAATGATTGCCGCGCTTTTCGTAGAAACCAACGGAAGCTATTACGGCCTTGACGGGGTTGACCCGTGGGATATTCATCGAGATGCTAGGCAATATAGCGGCCCACATCCTGTTATTGCTCATCCACCATGCCAGCTTTGGGGTAGATTTTGCCATGTGAATTACAAAAGATGGGGAGGAGAACACAATAAGCCGGGAAATGATAATGGCTGCTTTAAATCAGCGTTGGAATCCGTCAGAAAATATGGGGGAGTTCTTGAGCATCCGGCATTTACTGACGCATGGAAAGCGTTTGATCTGCCTAGGCCAGAAAAGGGAAAGTGGATAAAATTTGGAGATGATTGGGTGTGCGAAGTATGGCAATCAGCATATGGACACATGGCAAATAAAAGAACATGGCTGCTTTACTGCGGAAACAATTCGCCAGCGGAAATGAGATGGGAAAGACCAATAGGAACGCATCAAATAGGATTCCATGACCAGCGCGGTAAGGAAAGAAACAAGCCAACAATAAGCGGGAAATCCGCAAGCGCAACGCCTATAGAATTTAGAGATGCTCTTATTGAATTAGCAAGGAGCGTGAAATGACCAAAGACCAACAGACAAGCCATGATTTTGATGGGGCACTGGCACACCTGAAATACGAAATGGAATTACATGGGCCATTCAGTATGAAGGATACACCGCTAGAGAAGCAATTCGAAACAATCCGCTTCGCCCTCAAGCTCGCCAAGATCGTTACGGGTGAGCCGAGTGAGGAGATGATTACTGAAGGGTTTAAGGCTAAAATTACACCTGCTAAGATATTCAAAGCCATGATCGCCCAAGCCATAAGGGAGATAGGGGAATAGATAATAATTGCTCACATTGACTAATCAAAACCAATGGGTTAAGATAAGACCAGCCTGAAAAACGGCTGGTTTTTCTTTTTGAAGGTAGCAAAAATGGCAAAGAAAGCAGTATGTGAGGGCGAGGTCGTTGTAAAAGACGGTGCGTCCAGCGCGATTGAGTTTTACACACAAGAGTTTATCCTAGATGATGCGGTTAAAAGCCTAGAGCAAGCCCGTTCTATGATTCAGGCTGGATTGATTAACGAGCGTCTACGCAAGGAAGTCCAGAACTACCGCCGCGTAAGAACGTGCCAAGTGGTTAGCTTTGAGTCCACGACAGAGAAAGCCGCCCACAGTGAGCTAGACAAATTGCTCCTGAAGGCTACGGAATTGGGCTGCATGCCAGAGAACATTGAAAGCTATAAGCGCCCAGACTTCAAAGCCAAGGCATTGGAGAAGGCAATCGAGCGTCACCTTTCCCGTAAAGACAAGAAAGACCCGATGCAAGATCAGGGGTATGTAGATTAACATGGCTGGTGGTCGTCCTACCGTTATGGACAAAGACACTCTCCGTAAACTTGAGGAAGCTTTCGCTCTTGGATGCACTGATATAGAGGCTTGTTTTTACGCTGGTATTTCAAAGACAGCTTTCTATAATTACCAGAACGCTAATCCAGAGTTTATGGAGAGAAAAGAAGCACTTAAGGAACAGCCCGTTCTTAAGGCTAGGAAAGTCTTGCTAGATGCTATTGAGGATGGGGATAAACAATCCTCTCAATGGTACTTGGAACGCAAGAAGAAAGACGAATTCAGCCAGAAGGTTGTTACGGACGTTACAGCTACCCATGAGATAACTGTTAAATCCAATATCCCTTGCGCTCCTAACGAAGATGGCGATTGAAATAGATCATCCTTATGTTCCGCACAAGTATCAAGCGGAGCTGCATAGAGAGATGGCGCGGCATCGTTTCGGTGTCGTGGTCTGCCATAGACGCTTTGGCAAAACCTATTGGGCAATCAATACGCTCATTCATGCGGCTCTATCTACTAAGAAGAAAGAGGCGCGATTTGCTTATATCGCTCCGTACTACAAACAGTCGAAGCAAGTAGCGTGGGATTACTTTAAGCAATTCACCCACATGATACCCGGCATTGCCTATAACGAGGCCGAGCTTCGCATTGATCTGCCGAACGGGGCAAGGGTAAGGCTCTATGGTGGTGACAATCCAGATGCTCTGCGGGGTATTTACCTCGATGGCGTGGTACTGGATGAGGTCGCGGATATGCGCCCGAACGTCTGGGGCGAGGTTATTCGCCCTACTTTGACCGATAGACTGGGCTGGGCTGTGTTCATTGGTACGCCAAGGGGCATTGACTTGTTCTATGAGATATACCAGAAAGCCGTTAAACAGCCGGATTGGTTTGCCCGTATCTATAGGGCTGACGAGACTGGCCTGATTGCTGATGACGAATTGGCCCGCGCTAGAGAGGAAATGACCGAGCAACAGTATGCCCAAGAGTTTCTCTGTGACTTCAATGCCTCGACTGGCAACACTTTAATTCCCGTATCATTGGCGGTTGAGGCTGCGGCCCGTACCATTCAGGACATTAACGTGCGTGGCGCTGTCAAGGTGATAGGCGTTGATGTTGCAAGGTATGGGGATGATAGAAGCGTTATATTCTGTGTTCAAGGTCTGAAGGCTTACCCGCCGGATATGTATGACGATATTAATAACGTGGACTTGGCGAATAAGGTTATTGCAAAGATACGACAATTCGAGCCTGACTACGTGCGTGTTGATGCTGGTCGCGGAGAGGGCGTGATAGATTACATTCGCTCACATGGCTATAAATGCACCGAGGTTAACTTCGGGGGTCGCCCTGCATCAGAGTATTACGCCAATGCAAGGGCCGAAATGTGGGATGGCATGAAGAAGTGGCTAGAGAGTGGCGGCTGTATCCCGAACATTCCCGAGCTAATCAGCGAGCTATCTGCCCCTGAATATGAATTCTCAACGTCAAACAAGCTTGTGCTAGAGAGTAAAGAGAAGCTGCGAGATCGTGGCCTTCGTTCACCTGATTATGCCGATGCGCTTGCGCTTGCTGTAGGCGTGCCATTGAAGTCTAAATCCGGCAATGCGCACATCATTCGGAATAAATCCGAAGGGCTGACCACGACAAAGAATAAATCCAAGGGGCGTGTATTGCAATCTATGAGATAAAAGGTTAATATGTTTTTAACCATTCGGGGGTTCATATGGGTATCACGAAACTATTCTCCAAGCCTAAACAGCCTAACCTAGCGGCAGCACAAGAGAAAGCTGCTATTGCAGAGCGTAACAAGATCGCTACGGAAAACGCAGCTAAAGAAAATCAGGCACTTAAGAAGTCTAACGAGGCGCAATCCAAGCGCATGGCCTTCTCTGAAGCTCTTGCACCTGCCGAAGATGATACTGCCCAACGCCGCCGCTTCCTCAAGGGTGCTTAATTGAGCGATTACGCAAAGCAGATCAAGCGCGAATTTGATCAGGTCAAGTCCGAAAGACAGACATGGAACTCCATGTATCAGGTCATGGGTGAGTATATCAGCCAGATCAAGCAGAACTTCGAGACCGAACCGACACAGGGCGACTTCCTCACAGATAAGATATTCGATGCAACGGGTGCTTTTGCAGCCCATAACTCTGCATCTGCATTACTTGGTATGCTCTGGCCCGGCTCTGCCAAGCAATCCATAGAGATTACCCCCCCTGATGATATCAAAGACCTGTCTACCGAACTCGCTGAATTCTATGAGAAGATGACGGATAGAACGTGCAGGGCTATGGATGACCCGAAGGCTAACCTTGCGCTATCCCTTGACGAGTACATGCTCGATCAGATTATCTTCGGCACTGCTGGCGTAGGTGGTGAAGAGGGATATGAAAGCAAGCTATTGTTCAAGCCTTATGGCGTTAAGGAACTCTACGTATCCGAGGGCAAGAACGGCAAAGTTAACAAGATTTACCTAAATTATGAATGGACTGTCGAGCGCACCGTTGATGAGTATGGCGAAGGCAAGGTATCCCAGAAGGTCTTAGAGAAGTATAAGAACGGCAAGTTTGGCGACAAGGTTAAAATCCTGCACGTTATTCGCCCACGTAAAGAGAAGAAAGCCGCTAAAGGCAAGCTGGCTATGGCCTATGAATCTGTCCACATGGAGCTTCCTAACTGCCATGTCATGCGTGAAGATGGCTTCCATGAGCTTCCTATCCATGTAGGCCGATTCCGTAAGTTGAACTATGAGAAGTATGGTCGCAGCCCAGCTATGAACGCCTTGCCTGATATCCGCGAGGCCAATGCATTAAGAGAAGCTGTCATTATCGCGACAGAGAAGAACCTTGACCCGCCTATGGGTGTACTGGATGACGGTATGCTGGGCGGCGGCTACATCGATACATCTGCTGGCGCGGTGAACGTATTCAATGCCACGGGTAATATCGGCGGCAATAGCCCTGTCTTCCCGTTGGTAACTGTGGGTTCAATCCCTGATGCACTGGCGAGACTGGAAGAACTGAAGCAGACAATCGCCCAGCACTTCCACATTGACCGCCTTTTGGACTTTAATAACGAAAGCCAGATGACCTTTGGCGAGGCACAGATCAGAGACAGTATCCGTACTGCTTCCCTGTCCAGCTTATTCAGCCGCCAGATTGCCGAAGTCCTGACCCCGTTGATTGAGCGTAGCGTCAATGTACTGTGGCGTATGGGTGAGTTTGGCGTATTGCCAGAGTCAGAGGAGGAAAAAGAAGCCATCTCTCTTGGCAAGACCCCAGAGTATATACCCGAGGAGCTAGGGGAACGCCTTAAGAATGGTAAGGATATTTACCAGATCACATACAAGACCAAGGCTGCGAACGCTTCACGCGCCGAGGAATATGTCGCCATCGTGGAGATACTGACCTTTGCCATGCAAGCTATGCAAGTTGACCCGTCCATTGCTAATCGTGTTGATTTGCATGAGGGGCTGAAGAACATAGGCCAGATCAGAGGATTGCCAGTTGGTATCCTTCGCCAAGATGATGAGGTTCAAGCTATGAACCAGCAACAGCAACAACAGATGCAAGCGCAACAGATGCTTGCGGCTGGTCAACAGGTTGCAGGGATTTCTAAAGACGCGGCACAGGCTGAAAAGCTTTCGAAAGAAGCTGCTGCGGTTTAAACATAGGGAAGGTAGCCCGTGGAGATAGACGAGAAAGCCTTCGTTGCGGCTTTGAACGAGGTCGCTGCGACTGATAGTGGTAAGATCATCCTTGCCTGTTTGAAAGAATATTGCCGTTTCGATGGCGATATCTTGTCAGAAAATAGCCCAGATAATACCTATGCTAACGCCACCCTGCGGAGGGCGTACTTGTATTTCCGCAACCGGATTAGACCGGAGTTTCTAAAGAAGATTGAATTCGATTACACAAGGAAGGTAGCCCATGACGGAACAAGCAGTACAAGACACCACACAACCAAGCCAAGAGCAAAGCCAACCAAGTAGCTTTGCCGTACCAGAGGCGTACGCAACTAAGGAATGGGCCAAGGGCGTTAAATCCCCTGATGACCTGTGGAAGATGACGGACAACGCTCAATCCCTGATTGGCAAGCGTCCTGCTGGCGTACCAGCGCCTGATGCGCCGGATTCCGAATGGGATAAGTTTTATGCTGCTGCTGGTCGTCCAGAGAAGGCAGATGGCTATAAGTTTCCAGATGTCGAGGGATTGCCAGAGGGCTTTGACCTTGCGCCGATTAAATCCAAGGCTGCTGATATTCTTCATGGTGCTGGCTTGAACCAGAAGCAGGCAGAGAAGGTTTTCCAGATGTTCATGAAGGCCGAGCTTGATGCCGCGAATGGTAACAAGACGCAGTTAACCGAGCATCAAAAGGCACTGGATGCAGAGTTTGACAAGGTTGTTAAAGAACACTTCGGCGATAAGTTTGAAACGGCACAGCAAGTTGCGCTGGACTTCGTGAGCAAGCACGTACCAGAGGGCTTGCGCTCTGCCTATTCAGAGATTGCAGATAATCCAAAGGCACTGGCTGCACTGATTGCAGCGACTAATGCGGCTCATAATGAGATTGAAAAGGTAAAGAAGGAATACGGTGTGGAAGGTAAAATTACATCTGGCGACCAATCGTCCAGCGAAAGCATTGAAGATGTCCGCAAGGAACTGGCTACGCTCCGCACCTCGAAAGAGGCGAAGGACTTCCTTAATCCTAACCATAAAAAGACAATGGAGCGCATTAACGAGCTGTCTGGTAAGGTTTCAAAACATTATAGCTAGGCGGTATTGCGGATTTGGTTAAGATAGGTTAATATACTTTTGACGGGTAGCACCTCACGGTGTCCATCTGATACGGCTCAATAGCCCAGATGACGTCCGCCTTTATGGTGGGTAGCGTATCGATTTTAGGAAATCTTTACAACATTCAACATTAAAGGAGTACCCAATGGTACAGTCTATCGATAAGAATCTTATCATTGAATTCAGTGACATGGTTCACCAAGAAGCGCAGCAGATGCAATCGCGTCTGAAGCCTTATCTCAACGTCAAGCAAATGTCCGGTGACGTATTCGCCTATGATGGCCTCGGTCGTGTAGATGCACGCGAAGTCTCTGGTCGTAATGTTCCTGCGAGCTTTGATGACATCACGCATAACCGCCGTAAGATCAGCCGCCGCCGTTTCGTCATTAACCTTCCAATCGATGGTTCTGACGTTCGTGGCCTCCTGCTGAACCCTGAAAGCGAATACGCTCGTGCTGTTGCAGCTGGTATGCTGCGCCAGTATGACCGCGTTGCTTACGAAGCTGCTTTCGCTGACGTTCTGACAGGCCGTGACTTTGAAACGACTGTTACTGCTGCTACAGATGGCGTTGATACTGTTAACGCTACGGCTGGCCTGACATACGAAAAGCTGCTCGAGCTGCGCCAGAACTTCTATGACAATGATGTCGGTCTGGACGAGAACGAGAAAATCTTCCTCACCATCACAGGTAAGGAACATACCGCGCTGATGGGCGAAGAAGAACTGATCTCGGGCGACTTCACCCGTGACTTCGTTGTTGAAAACGGTCGCATCTCTCGCGCTCTCGGTATGGACCTCGTTCCATTCGCAGGTGGTGTTGCTAACCCAATCATCGGCGTATCTGGTGGTACACGTACCCTGCTCGCGGCTTCCAGCCGTGGTATCTGCCTCGGTGTCTCGAAAGAGATGTCGATCAAGATCGAAGAGCGTCCTGACTACATTGAAACCAAACAGGTTCAAGTCGTCATGGAAATCGGTGCTGTTCGTACTGAAGGCGTACTGGTTCAAAAAGTTACGACAACCGCTTAAGGGGAAGTAACATGACAGAGACAGTAAGAAACAGACTAGAGGATCTTGAAGCACTCGGCCTTGGTGGAAATCTGACAGCTACGGCTGCGGAAATCAACAAAGTCGCCGACACTTCTGCTCGTCTTGTCGCTGCTGGTAGTACACTAGCCGCAACGGAAGCCCTGCATGACGGTAAAATCGTCCTGCTAGATACGGCTGCTGGTTCGGTTGTGACACTTCCTGCTGCTTCAGGCTCGGGCGCGGTGTTCAGATTCCTTGTTTCAACGACTGCTACATCCAACTCTCATATCGTCAAGGTCGCTAACTCCTCTGACTTTATGACTGGATTTATCGACATCCTTGATTTGGATGGCACGACTATTTCCAGCTACAAGGGAGATGGTTCGGCAGATGACACGGTTACCATGAACCGCACGACTACGGGCGGCTTTATCGGTGACTATGTTGAAGCAATCGATATGAAGGCGAACCTTTGGCACATTAGAGGCAAGTTGACTTGCGCGGCTGGCAGTAACCCTGCTGATCCGCTCTCGGCAACTGTATAACATTGAAAGGAAACTAAACTATGGCTGCTGTTGATGTATATGCAGATTCCGCGCTAGAAGCTGGTAAAAAAGCTTCTGCCCTGAACGAGCAAGGCACTAAAACTGTTACCGCTGTTGCAACGATTGCCGTTGCTTCCGGTGATGATGATAACTCTATCTATCGTGCGTTTGCAAACGTACCCGCGAACATGGTTCCGGTTATGATTTGCATCCACAACACCGCGATGACTTCTTCTACGGACTGGGATGTTGGTCTGTACAAGACGAATGGCGGTGCTGTAGTTGAGAAAGACATCTTGGCTGATGGCCTTGATCTCTCATCGGCTCGTACGATTGCTACGTGGAACAATGCTGGTCTGACATCGCTTACGCTGTCGAACGGCACGCAAGACCTTGGCACGCTCTCTGCTCAAACTGCGCCTGACGCTGCTTACGATATCGCACTGACTGCGAATACCGTTGGCTCGGCTGCTGGTACAATTCGGGTAACCGCTACCTTCGCTTACCTGTAATATTGCGGGGAGATGGCTTCGGCTGTCTCCCCCTTTATTTATTTAGGGGTTTAATATGGCTATCACTTCACAGACTGACATCTGCAATCTCGCTTTAGACCTCCTCTCTGCTGGTACTGTAAACGATACCGAAACACCCACGACCTCGACTGAATCGCTCCTCAATCGCTGGTATGACAATTCGCGCAAGAAGTTACTGCGTGAGCATCCTTGGAATTTTGCCATTAAACGCGAGCTGCTGGCTGCATCATCTACTGCGCCCGCGTTCGGCTATACAACGGCCTTCCCGCTTCCGAATGACTTTGTGCGCCTTCTGTCCTTAGAGGATGGAAACGGCGGTTCATTGAGCCATGCTGACTATGCTTTCGAGAATGGCAGCATCCTGTTGAATACCGATTCGACAAGCCTACGCCTGATCTATATCTATAATATCGAAGACGTTACCCGCTTTGACCCGATGTTTGTTAACCTTCTGGCACATGAGATTGCCCTTGGTTGTGCCTTCAAGGTGACCGAGAGCAATACCAATGTCGAGCGCGTGGCACAGCTTAAGAAAGACGCTGGCGCATTGGCTCGGGCTATTGACGGTCAAGAACACCCGCCCCGTAGACGCGAAGTATCCCGTAACCGTTCTGCCAGATTGCAGGGCAGGGCATCCAGTACGACTAATCGGATTATATTCTAATGGTTGAAGTCAACACCAGTTACCCTGATTTTTCAGCCGGAGAGATCAGCCCGAAGGTTTACGGGCGTTTTGACCTTGCTGCCTATTACAAGGGCGCAAGGCGCGTGGAGAACTTTATCACACAAGTTACGGGTCCAGCGCATTTCAGGACAGGAACTATCTTTGCTTCCAAGACGCGGGATAATCTCGCCGCCCGTCTATTCACCTTTACGATTGATGGCAGCGTTTCTTTTGTTCTGGAATTTACCAATCTTAAGGTTAGGTTCTACCGGAATAACGGACAGGTTAAATACACAGGCCAAGCCATTACAGGCATCACACAGGCTAACCCTGCGGTAGTTACCTATTCAGGTTCGGATACCTATTCCAACGGTGACCGCGTATGGATTACGGGCGTTGTCGGCATGACGCAAGTCAATAACCGCGAGTTTACCGTAGCGAACGTAAACACTGGCTCCAATACTTTCGAGCTATCCGGCGTGAACTCTAGCGCATATACGGCATATTCAAGTGCTGGTCTGGTCGAGGAGATTGTCGAAGTTACCACGCCATATACCACGGCTGACCTGTTTGACTTGCAATTTGCACAATCTGGAAAGACTCTGTATATCGCGCATCCTTCCTATAACCCGCAAAAGCTGGTCTATACGAGCGCGACAAGCTGGGCCATGTCCGCGCATAGCCCTATCCAAGAGACATTCCAGCCCACACAGACGATCTCTGCGATTACCAAGGCCAACCCTGCCGTTGTGACTTACAATGGCTCTGACAATTATTCTAACGGCGATATCGTGTTTTTATCCGGCATCTCTGGCATGACGGAGCTAAATGACGAACGCTATACAGTTGCGAACGTCAACACAGGCGCGAACACCTTCGAACTATCTGGAATTGATAGCTCTGGTTTTACGACTTATTCGGGCGGTGGCTTGATTAAAGAGATTACGTCAAGTCCTGCGTCATTTCTTTCTTCCAATCAATACCCTGCTGCGGTTGGCTTGTACGAGGAGCGTCTAATCTATGGCGGCTCGAACAACCGTCCTAACACGCTGTTCTTTTCCAAGGTTGTCGAAGGCGGTGGATTTGATGACTTCACCATCGGTACTGCCGTTGATGATGGCATGGAGTACACGATTGCAGGGGAATCGGGCCAGATCAGATGGCTGCAGGGTACGAGCAAATTCCTTGCCGTTGGCGCTGCAAGTGATGTGTTTCAGGTTACAGGTGGTATTGATGATGTCATTACCCCGACAAGTATCTCTATTAAGCCTACGAACTCTTACGGCGTAGCAAGCATGATGCCAGTCGGCAAGGGTACGCAGATTTTCTATATGCAGTCGAACAAACTGATTATGCGCTCATTTGAATATGACCTTCAGGCTGATGGCTATATTCCAGTGGATAGAAACACAATCGCTGACCATATTACTAGAAGCGGTATTAAGCAGATCGAAGTCCAAGAGGGTCGCCCGAATATCGTCTGGGGCGTGCGCGAGGATGGTAAACTAATCGGCATGACCTTTGAGGATGCCGAGACTGTATCCGGCTTTCACAAACATACGACTTCCGGTGACGTTACCTCCATTGCAAGACTTCCGCGAGATGGCGAATATGATCAGCTATGGCAAGTATGCAAGCGCACCGTTGACGGTACAGATAACTATTATGTCGAATACTATGCTGACGAGGTAATCTTTGACCTTCGCTCCGATTACAATACGGGCGACAAGGAAGAAGATGACCGGATGTACCGGAACAAGATGTTCGAAGACCAGAAGCAATATATTCACGTTGATAGCTCTTTAAGCTATTACGGGGACGATAACGCGGTGACAATGACACCTGCTGCGACTACAGGCACAGGCATTACATTCACGGCTGGCGGTGCTTTCTTTGACGCTACGATGGTAGGCCGCGAGATATGGCGCAAGAGCGTAACGGGTGCAGAGACAGGCCGCGCAGAGATTACAGGCTATACGAATAGCACGACTGTTACCTGTACTATTCTCGAAGCCTTTGACAGCACATCCGCTATCCCTGCTACCGAGTGGTATCTGACAACGGATACGGTGTCTGGCCTTGAGCATCTTGAAGGCGAGGAAGTCACAATCTGCGTAGACGGTGGACAGCACCCGCAAGAAACGGTAACGGATGGCGAGATCACGCTAGACCGCCAAGCTTCTATCGTTCACGTTGGCCTTGGCTACACTGGATACCTTGAGAGTAACGAGCTTGAGGGCGGCGGTACGAATGGTACGGCCCAGACAAAGCGCAAGAATATGTTCGCGGTAGGTGTGAGGTTCCTTGATACACTTTACGCAAAATACGGCACAAGCTATTACACATTAAACCAGATTGAAATGCGTAAGCCTTCGATGGCTATGGACAGACCGCCTTTGATGTTTACTGGCGATAGAAAGGAAACTTACGCAAATGAGATAAATGATGAAGATGACGCTGGATGGGCAAGGTCGAAACGTGTTATAATCGCGCAAGATCAGCCGTTTCCATGCAACGTGCAATTACTAGTTCCTTATTTTGCGGTGTCAAATTGACGAAGATCATACCGTTTAAAGTTGAGCATCTGGACTGTATGGACATAAGAGAGCATGAGCGCTCTTTGCTGGCTGGCAATAATATCATCCGCTCCATTCAGGAAAACAGCCTTGCCTTTACGGGCATTGTCGATGGCAGGATTATCGCCTGTGGCGGTATCGTTCCACTGAATAACGGCAACTCTGAAATCTGGCTTATCCCTTCATTGTGGGTGTCTTCGGTTACGCTGACATTTGCGCGTGAAATCCGCAGATGGTTAGACAAGATCAGGCATGACTTTGCCTTGAACCGTATGCAGACAGCTTGCATGAATGATGACTTGCACAATCGGTGGATGGCGTTTTTAGGATTTGAGAAAGAGGGTGTTATGAAGAAATATCATAATGGGAATGATTATTGTATGTGGTCTAAGGTGGTGGAATAGTATGGGAATCGAATCGGCATTATTGGCAATGGGTGCATCTGCCGGAACCGCTACGGCGGTTTCAACTGGGCTTAGTGTACTAAGCGGTGTGTCCTCTATTATTGGCGGATTTCAGTCCAACCAAGAGGCGAAGTATCAATCCAGCCTTGCAACGCAAGAAGCAAAGATGCGCGGTGCTGAAGCTGAACGTGTCGCCGCTAAAGAAGCTGGCTATGCGAATGATGAGGCGAATGACGTCAGACGTAGGCAGAAACTCGCTTATATGAAATCCGGCGTATCGCTTGAGGGAACCCCGTTTTTAGCTTTAGAAGAAACTCGCAGACGCGGCAAAGAAAACGTGGACGAGATTTTACGCGGAGGTGCGGCATCAAGCGCAGCCGCATATTCGGAAGGCCGTATTCGTGCGGCACAACTTAAATCATCTGGTCGCCAAGCCTTCATGAGTGGCTTGACCAATGCAGGGCAATCATTCGGGAGATTAGTATAATGCCACAAATACCACAGTACACACGCGGCGTAATTAAGCCTAGAGAGACACCAAGCCTTGTAAACCCTCAAGCTGTTCAGGACGCGGGTGTAGTCGCTACCGGACTGGCGCAAGTATCAGATCAATTTGCTCAAGCTGAAATCAAGAAGAATAACCGCGTTGATACAATCCAGCGTGCGCGAGCAACTGAAAAATTTAATCAGGAAATGCAATCTGAATTTACAAGGTTTTCTCAAGAAAATGACATGACTGACCCAGAGTCAGTTAAGAAGTTTAACGGCATGGTAAGGGATAAATCATTTCAATACCTGAAGGAACACACAGGTAGTCCAGATTCCCGCGCAAGCCTAGAAACGCAAATTATTTCCCTGCGTGATGGGTACACAACTAGAATGGCAGAGGTTTCAAGGGGGGCGCAAAAAGAATTTATCATGAATACCGCAGGAAAGGAGATTAGTAGAATTTCCAAGCAGGTCTATGATAACCCAGACTATATAGATACCGCCTTTACCGAGCTTAACGGCGTATTGGGCGAGTACGGCGGGGCAATGGAGACTATGGACGAATTGACAATAGCAGAATCAGCGCGTGGACAGCTAGTTCAATCCGCGCTTGAGTCAAGATTAGACCGTGGTGAGTACGACAGCGCTAGAGAGATTATTGATAGTAATCCGCAGCTAGTTGAATACATGACCCCGGAGCAACAGCGTTCAGTGGTTAGCCGCATCCAATCTGGATTAAGCGCGCAAGAGAAAGAGCGTACAAAAATTTCACGGGAAATAAGCACGTTAAAATCCGCAGCCAAGGATATGGGCGTTGAGGTTTCAAATGCAGATATCTATAGCAAGGTGTCCGGCATATCTATGCAGGATAGCGTTGATGGAAAGTTGAATAAATTCGCACAGCTTACTAATACAACTGTCGATAAGCTTAATCCGTCTGTTGTTGCAAAGATAGGATTTGGCGTTGACTTGCCTGGGGCGGGTGAGGTCGATATGAACAAAGAACGTACCCCTGACGGCGGTTACACACCCAAGGGAGTTGGGGTTCAGGTTAAAGCCCCATTCGAGGCAGCCGCAAATACAAAAATACAGGTTGATAAAGTATTAATGCAAGCGGATGCATTTTTGGCAGATAACAACAAACAGGCAGGACTGGCCTCTTTGATTGCATTTCAGAAGCTAATCGATGATGGTGCTGCGGTTCGTGAGGGTGATATCAAGCTATCCGCGCAGGGTAACAGTGCCTTTGATAATCTAAAGCTAATGATCTCAAAGATTGAAGAAGGTGCTATTGCAACTCCTAAGCAGGTGGAAGAGATGAAGAAATCTGCCGAGCTATTTGGGAAAGCGGTTTTGGAATCTTCAAAAACGCAAATTGACCCATATCTAGCGGAATCAAGAAATAGAGGATATCGAATGATTGATATCGGACTGCCGCAGGATGCCTACGATAGGGTCTTTAAGGGCATTAAAACACAAGGAGATGCCAAGGCCGAGAAAAACCAGAAGCTAATCGATGTAGCCAAACAGAGGTCAATGACTCCTGAACAGCTATTCGAAGCTATTGCCAAAGAGAAGGGCATGGATATAGCTGAAGTTAAGAAAAACTTAGGGTGGGCTGACTAATGTTTAATCCTGCTTACCTTGATAAGCTCGCGCAAGTGGAAAGTGGGAACAATCCGCTGGCCCAGAATGTTAAATCTAGCGCAAAGGGTAGGTATCAATTTATTGATTCTACAGCAAAGCAATACGGGATTACCGCCGAATTTGGTACTCCTGAATATGCACAGCAGGAAACAGAGGCAGTTAAGAAGTTTACCGAAGATAATTATAAAACATTAAGGGATAAGCTCGGCAGAGATCCGTCACACGGTGAGCTATACTTGGCACATCAACAAGGTGCCGATGGTGCTGTGAAAATACTATCGCAGAAAGATCAAAGGGCAGTAGACGTATTGGGAAAAGAAGAAGTATTAAATAACGGTGGCAACGAGAATATTACAGCCGAAGAATTTGCTAGAAAATGGACAAGTAAGTTTGACGATATCGATGCAGAGGCAAGGGGAATTGCTCCGCAAGGCCCACAGCAGCCGAAAGCAGCCGAATTTGCAGACCTTTATGACACGTTAATCGGTGGAGCTAAAAATGACGATATTCAGGCGTCAATTTCTGCCAAAAATCAACAGTCATTCGCCGATTTATACGATTCATTAGCGGTTAAGCCAGATTCCAGCGATAAATTTTATCAAGCTGCATCTGGCAACACTCAAATGATAGATAGAGATACTGGTGCGCCATCATACATTCGCGCAATAGTCGGAAGCGTTTATGATGATGCTGATAGACTAGCTACTATTCAGCAATACTACCCAGACGCGCAGCCATATGACGATAATAACTTTATATTTACAAATCCAGATACCGGAAAGCCTACTGTATTTAATCCAAAGGGTATGGATACGGGCGATATCGCTGGCGCAACACGAGAAATAATGACTTCAGTTGGATCTGGACTTGGCGCGGCTGCTGGGGCTTTAGCTGGCGGCGGAGTTGCATCTGTGCCGATGTCAGTGGTTGGTGCTGGCTTCGGTGCGTCAATGGCAGCAGGATATTATGATGCCCTTGTAGCTAAATATACAAAAGATAACCGAGGCCTTGGTAGAAGAGTTGTTGAAAATCTTGGCGAGGGCGTAATAAGCGCAACTGGTGAATCTATCGGACAGGCCATTACGCCATTAGCAAAGAAAGCTTTGGGCGGTGCAAGTGCGAAGGCGCAACAGGTTCTAAGTGCTTTTAAGCAATTTGGAATTGAACCATCGTTACCAGCCGTTACGGGTGGGAAGGGCATGGCGAGGATAGAGGCTGGCCTAGCTCAAACCCCGTCCTCCGCTGACATTATTGCAAAACAGGTTGATGATGTAATAGGGCAAACGCAAAAGGCCGTATCTGGCATAGTTAAAAAATACGGAACACCAGTCTCAACTCAAGATGCTGGCGGCGTTATTAAGCAAGCTGTCGTAAAAGCTGGCGAGCGGATTGGTTTTAGGCAAGAGCAGCTTTATAATGAGGCATATGATGCTATGGGTGAAAACGTCCTAGTTGGTGTCGGTTCTGCCCAAAAATTACTAAAAGATATGACGCAAGAGGTTGCGAGTGCCCCTAAAAGCATGGCCCCTAAGCTAAAATCTGCGATGACTGAATTGAGCGCAATTATTGCAGATGCCGGGGATGAAGGAATTGATTTTCAGGCTTTGCGCCAAGTTAGAACCGCAATCGGTAAAGACCTAGATAACCCATTTACACAAAGCGGAGTTGAAAACGCAGCAAGAAAGCGCATATATGCGGCCTTAAGTGAAGATTTAGCCAATGTTGCAGAACAGGTAAGTCCAGAAGCCGCAAAAATGCTAAAAACGGCTGATAGGTACACCCGTATATATGAAACGCAATACCGCCAGACAATGAATAAAATTATGCAGTACGATGCCGAGGAAAAGGCGTATAATTTTGCCCTAAGCGGTGCTGAATACGGCGGGTCTATGCTCGGAAAGCTTAAAACACTATTCAAACCAGAAGAATGGGATACCGTTTCGGCAAGCGTCTTAAATAAGCTCGGCAAGGCTAGTGCAGGACAGCAGGACGCGACAGGTGAGCTTTTTTCAATAAACACTTTCCTGACAAACTGGAATAAAATGTCGCCCGAGGCAAAAGAAGTGCTTTTTAATACAAAAGGCAACAAAGAAACATATCAAGCTCTGAATAAGTTGACGGGTTTGATGTCAAAGCTGAAAGAAGTCGGTAGATCGCAGAACACCTCTAATACTGCTGGCGCAATTAATACGATGGTTATGTTGCAGGGTCTTGGCGGTGCCGCTACAGGACTTTATGCTGGCGATGGTGATATAAGCAGTATCGCCGGATATGGCATAGGTGCTGTTCTTGCACCAAAGTATGCAGCGAAATTGCTGACTAATCCAAAATTCATTGAATGGCTCGCCACGCCCGTAGAGCAGGGAATTTCCTCAATTCCGGCACATATCGCAAGGCTTACAGCTTTAGCAAATGAAGACGAATTACTGCGTGAACCTATCGAGGAATATCTAAAAGTTTTGGGTGAACAGACCAAGTAATTTATGCTATTATAACTTCGGGAGTTTAGAATGACTATTTCTGCAAGCGAACTAAATCGTTATAGATATCAAGGGAATGGTTCAACCGATACCTTCTCTTTCCCTGCGCGTGTTTTCGCGACTACGGATATTGAAGTCCAGATTATCACAAGGGCTACAGATGCGCTTGTCGAGACACTGACAATCTCCACGCATTACACCGTAACAATCGCTGCAAATGGCACAGCAAGCGTACAGGTAACAAGTGCGCCGAAGATACCTAGCGCGTCACAGGATATCCTTCTGCTGCGTAGATTGCCATTGTCGCAATCCCTATCCCTTCCTACTGGTACGGTCTTTCCTGCAAAGTCGGTTGAAAACCAACTCGACAGGCTTACGGCAATTACGCAAGACTTGAGCGAGGAACTGGATAGAACGCTTAAGTTACCAGAACAATCCTCTCTGACAAGTGTAGAGCTTCCGATTCCTGAAGCTGGTAAGGCTCTGAAGTGGAACGCCACGGAAGACGGTCTGGAAAATACGGACGTTGATATTGATGATGCGATTGACGAGGCGGCTACTTCCGCTACAACGGCGACCACACAAGCCGGAATTTCCACTACACAGGCTGGAATTTCAACGGCTGCGGCGGCAGAGGCTGCACAATACGTAGCTAACTTGAGCGGCACATCCACAAGCTCGGTTGCCATCGGCACAGGTACAAAAGTATTCACCACGCAATCTGGTAAATTCTTCGATGATTGCTTTGTGCTGATTACTTCGGACGCTGACGAAAACAACTATATGCATGGCCTAGCGTCTTACACAGGAACCACGTTAACGGTTGACGTTACGACCATTGGCGGCTCTGGCACGCTCGCGGACTGGACGATTAAGGTGTCTGGCGCGAAGGGGGCAACCGGAGATACTGGTGCTGCTGGCTCTCTTCAAATTGCTAATGCTGGAGGTACGGCAGACGCAATCACGGCTGACTTTTCTCCTGACCTTACACTTGCTGATAACCTTGTTATTCAAGTGGTCAATACCGCTG